GCCCCTTGACAAGGCACCTCGTATTTCCCCCTTCGGAATGAATGAGCTAAGGAGGTTCTCAATGGTTAGACGGATAGTTGAACTAGCCGTACTCGTCATCGAGATTATCATTGCGCTGCGCAAGCGACGCAATGAGAATAATCCTTAACGTTCCGCAGTGATGCGGCATCCATTTCGTCGACGTCGGAAGGAGAACACATGCGAACCCGTAGTAAACTTGACTACACACCTTCGAAGAATGTCGTCGGACTGGTATCTCAACGATACTGGCCCGACTCTTCGACGAAGTATGGTGGCCAAATTATTGGGTCCGAAATCTTCTCAAACTCAATTGTGGTTGGAAACTCCACTATTGAGGACGAGTTGAATCGGAACTCTCTACGGGACCGCCATCAGCGGCGTGCCCAACTGACGCGTGCGGCCAAGCGCCTTTACACCGGTACTGAACTCGTCCAGGTCCTTCGTGGACTGAAGAGGAGTGATTTACAGGTGCATCGGTGCGGTCATACGCATCAGAGTGTTACCTCGAAAGAGATAAACCTCGTTGGAACCTCGCCTTACTTTGGCGGTGTCGCAATTACTTCTGCCAACTTTCAGGGACTTTCTCTCCTTTGCAAGTTCCTTGGAGGTGTGGGTACCAACGCGATATCACGTTGGAATTCCACATCAAAGAGTTACACTGCATCGGAGTTTAGGTCCCATGATTGGTTTGCTTTACTTGATAAGTGGCACGAAGCCTGTAACAGCTTTGTTCCCTCATCTTCGCTTTTGGGTGAGAGTATGGTCGAGAATGCCATCTTTGTTGATGCATTCAAGACTCTCCTCAATCCCACTCGCGGAGTTAAGCTTTTGGTTGATCTGGTCCGAAAGGGCCTTATCACACCAAAGACCACCATTGGCAAACTCAGGAGTACAGCCCGTACATCTGCAGATACCTTTCTTGGTTACAATTTTGGTATTAAGCCAGCTATTGACGAATTGGCTAATATCTTTACTGCCCACTCACGTGTGCAGTCGAGACTTAACTTTCTTCGCCAAAATGCTGGTCAGTATGTACCTGTCCGTGTTCGGCATACGCTTCCCTCGGATGTCTTTAACCAAGGAGACCCTACTGGCTCCTCTGGAGTTCGCATTTTATGCGAATCGAAGGAGGTAACCGGTGTGATCTCTTGCCAGGCGCAAGTCAGGAATGACTTGTCGTTCTCGGAGGATTGGAAAGCTTACGTCCAGCACTTTGGTCTTCACAAGATCATAGGGCTTGGATGGGAGCTTGTCCCTTTCTCATTTGTTATCGATTGGATCTCCAACGTCGGCGACTATATCAATAGATATACGACGCCGGCTCTTGGATCTCCTTTCTATAACATACGAGGTGTCACCCACTCGACGAAGACGCTTCTTGTTGAGACTTGTAAGATCTCAAAGGATTACGTCGTCTCGGACTGGGTCGGAAAGAATTTAAGTCTCTCCGCGGCACTGGAGGTTGGTCGTAGTCATACGTCCAACTACCAAAGATATCCTCGGCTTCCGACGACCTCAGGGTTTGTTGATTTCTCGAACCTTGGGACCTTCCACTATTCTGCCTCTGGTGCGCTTCTTATTCAGAAGCTCATCAAGTAGATTGAAATCGTGTACCGCCACAAAGCGGAAACCCGTCCTTGAGACCCGGCTTGCGCCGATATCTGGACAAAATTGGAGCTGTTCATGAGCATAATTGCTACGAAATCCGACGGCACTACCGATATCACCTACGAATTGGCTTCCGAACAGGGCGCCAGGAAGGAATTCATCAACAAGGCGGCCGGCCTAACCGAGGCCGAACGTCTTGTGGTGGTTCACAACCTGCGCCCCAACGGGGCCAAGGGCACTGACATCCATTCCTTCACCTTCTCGAAAGGAGATGTGGACGATGTCACTGGTCAATTCACGCTGGGAAGCGTCGAAGTGATCATTCGTGTCCCTCGTGCATCTGCGTTCACTTCCACAGTCGTCAAAGACTTGTGCAAGCAGGCGCAGTGTCTTCTGATCAACACGTTCGTGGAAGGCTTGTACGCCGGCGTCACCATCGAGGGTGACTACCAGGCGTCTTCTGCCTTCTACCCGAATTGATCTGAAGAGGTGCTTCGTTAGCTCGTCGGACTCATGAACTGACTGGAGGAGACCCTATCATGGGAAACCTTAATAGCCAGTTCCGTGTCCTCGGGCTCCACCTAGCCATAATGGCTGACGGTGAATCCCGAGGAGTCCCCTTCTCGACTCGAGACCAACAGGTCTTGACCGAAAGATCAAGATCTGAAGGGTCAAGCTTTCTTCACGTAACTCTTCCCTCTTTTGGAAGAGCCGTTGATCAAGGCTTGATTTCAGGAGTTTTCAAAGCTCCTGCGTCCTGGGCCCTGAAGAAGGACACCCGGTTGCCAAAGTTTCTGAATGCTTGCTTATCGCAAATATTCAGCGACGATGGCGACCTCCTTGGGAGACCTAATGTTGTCACCATATTCTATGTGCGTCAGTTGCTTCTTATCAATAGCAAACTGGTTTTGCCAGTTGCTAGGGATATTCAGCTCCAGACGGTCCGGAGTTTCTTTGAACGACAAAATTCCCTTCGGAAGATTGTCCTCGATAAGAGTAATCCGGTCTTGAACCTCGCTATTGATGCGCTGTTCATCACTCTTCGCAAGCTTTCCCTTCGTGATATCACCCCTGGACATGGTCCCGGGGTGGTAGCAGACGGTAAGGCTCGCGACGAAAAGTATGATATAGTCGTTTGGCCTCGTAGGGCCAATCGAACGTATCCATACTTCGAATATGGAGTTCAGTCCCTGGAGCATTTGAGGCAAGTCAGTAATCGTGTTCATTTCCTTAAGGATATGATCACGAAGATCTGCCTTGTCCCCAAAGACTACAGGGGTCCTCGCTTGATCTCTGCCGAGTATACTGCTACGCAGTACCTCCAGCAGGGACAAATGAGATCGATGATGGATTATATCGAGAGATCTCGAATCCTTTCGAAATCTATCCGTTTACGGGATCAAACCCTAAACCAAGATAGGTCTCGTACGGCGTATCCTGACTTCGTTACATTGGACCTTTCCAATGCTAGCGATACAGTCAGTTCGCCTTTGGTCTGGTTCCTGCTTGGCAGGTTACCTCGCCTAAGGAGAGAGCTCTTCTCGACGCGTAGCCACTACGCATCCTTTGAAGGGATGGTAGGCCGACTATGCGCCTTCGCCCCGATGGGATCAGCAACTTGCTTTCCTGTCGAGACGTTGGTGTTCTGGTCGCTAGCGATAGCGACCGTTCACCTTCATCGATTTGGCCGTAAAAAGGTTACAGCCAAGACGTTGTCTGAACTGGGTACCCTTGTAACAGTCTTCGGGGACGATATTATCGTCCCCGCTGATTGCTATGAGACCCTCGCTTCTGTACTCCGCTCTGTCGGATGTGAGCCTAGCGAGTCTAAGACTTGCTGGCGCACTCCCTTCAGAGAGTCGTGCGGAAGTGAATGGTATAACGGTACTAACGTCACGATCACTCGTAACAAAAGGTACAATTATGCCACTGACAACAAGATCAGTCATTTCCCGGCTCTCGCAGACCTTCAACGTAGATTATACGTTGCTGGCCTGTATAGAGCCGCGGACCTCGTCAAAGGGTGGGCTGAAGCAATTCATCCCACTCTTACTGTCGGAGTTCGATCGATACTTGAGGATGAGCCACAATCGTGGCAGCATGTCATGTTTCGTATCGGACTTCTACGGGACACCAATCTACTTGGTCGAGATTTACACCCCGACCTCGCGGATTGGTCGCACGTTATGCGGTCGGTTCCTAGCGTTTTCTTCGGATCGTACGATCGTTATGATCGCGGACTCGAAGTTCGCTGGAACTTATCGTTACAACGTGCGGAGTTCCGAGTTCCTGTCTTTCGTCAAAAAGTCAGGGACTGGAGGCCTGAAGGCTATACGCGCTTGCTAGCGCGCTTGCTTTCAGATTCTTCTGACCGGGTGGCTATCCGCGGTAGTAATACCGGAATTGCCTGGAGGCCTTTCCCGTTTCGACCTTTCGCGCCAATAATGGCGAGAGGTCGGGCGGGCTAGACCTGGGGGGACCTAGTCTGCTGTCCTCCCTAAGGGAG